GTAAGTACGACAACGTGCCTACCGAGGTCGACGGCATCAAGTTCCAGTCGAAGCTCGAGGCCAAGTACTACGTCGAGCTCGAGATCCGGCGCAAGGCCGGCGAGGTCCTGTACTTCCTCCGCCAGGTGCCCTTTCACCTGCCTGGGGGCGTGATCTATCGTGTCGACTTCCAGGTCATCCTTCCTCTTGCCCCCGGACGCGGCGGGGTGCGCATCGAGTATGTCGACTGCAAGGGCTTCGACAAGCGCGAGAGCATTTCGAAGATCAAGATCGTCCAGGCGCTCTACGGCGTCAAGGTCGAACTCGTCCGCAAGGTCAAGAACCACCGCTCGCTATGAGGTTGGTTATGGACACCCTGTTCGTGGAAATCGTCCAGTTCAAGATGCCGATCGCGGTCTTTGCGCCGTGCCGCGTTGCGCCCTCCATGGAGGAGATCCTCCGCCAGGCGATGGCGACGCAGGGCATCGAACTGATCGACTACGGTTCGTACACGGCCGAGACGAAGATGCCAGCGTCTGTCGACGGCGTGATCGATGGCAGTCAGGCCGTCGTCTCTATCAAGGTGTACTCGAAGGCCTACCGGGAGCGCGTCGAGCGCGCGGCCGCCCAGCGTTGATGGTCGCGCCGAAGGCCAAGCGCAGTCTCAAGGGCATCAGAAAGCGGCCCAAGCTATTCGCCCCGCAGACCGACCAGGAAAAGCGCTTCTGCGAGCGCTGGCTGATTCACTTCGACAAAAACCGGGCATGGCGTGAGGCCGGTTATTCGCCGTCGGGTGACGGCGGCACGGGCCCTGGCAAGATGCTCGAGAAGTTCGCCGATCACCTGCGTCCCATCCGCGAGGCCAAGGCCAAGATCATGGCGGAGCGCCTGGCCGTCGACGCCGAGAAGATCGTCGCCGGCATGGCTAGTAAGGTTTTTTTCGATCCGACAACGTTCTACGAGCGCACGCTTGCGCCCTTGACCGAATGGGTGAAACTGCCGCGCGCCAAGGAACGGACGGAGCGCGTCGTCACCTGGGACGGCCAACCGGTCTATGGCGAGCGCCTGAAGCCGTACTCCGATCTCACGCCCGAACAACAAGCGGTGGTGCAGATCACGAACACCGAAGGCGACCGCATCCGCTACCGCCTGCCGACGATCGGCGAGCAGCACAGTTACTTGACGAGCTTAGGCACGCAGATCGGTCTCTTTGCACAGAAACTCATCGTCGAACGCCACACGCACCGCCACACCCATCAGCATCTTTCCTTCGACGGCGTGCCCACGCAGAAGCTCACCAATCTCACCCGCCAGATGCTGCCCTTGGTCGGCTTGGAGTTCGCGCAGCGCCTGGGCTACACCGCCGAAGACGTGGAAAAAGCAGCGCTCGAGGACGGCGTCGTGATGGCTGTGAATAAGGCCAGTGCTTGACATCGTGTCAGCCGCTGGCATGAAATGCCGCTCCTCAACCCCACCATTCTGAGGAGCGCGCCATGGCTGACGAGACGACCTACGACAGCGAAATGAATCAGCCCAGTCACCGCCCGGGGCAGGAGGGTGCCGTCAACCGCGGCGCCCAGCATGCCGTGCCGTCCGAAGGCGATGAACGCCACCACGTCTCGCCGTCGACGCGCAGCGCCTTTGGGCCTGATAGCGCGAGCGATCCCGCGCCCAAGGTCGCGCCGGCAGCGCCGGCAGCGCCGGCGGGCGGCGAGCCCGCCGAAAGCGGCGACTTTGGCGTGGGCGGCCGACAACGCGAACACGCCATCACGGAAGCCGTCGATAAAGCCGTCACCGGCTAGTCTTTGTGCTAGAACCGGCTGCGCCGTTAGATGCCGAGGCGCAATTCAAACTGCTGCTGATGCGGGCGATCGATCATGATCTGAAGCGCCGCTTCGCGAGCCTCGCCCAAGCGGCCGAATTCGCGGACGTCACGTGGACGCGTCTGTCGCGCTTAAGGAACGGCCGCCATGAACTCTTTTCGGTGAACTGGCTGTTCAAGTTGGCCTCCGCCGCCAAGGTACACATCCGGATCAGCGTCGACCCCGTGAATTATTAGCGCCTGAGCCAGGCTAAAGGCCTGAGATATGTTTGAAGTTCTCTCCGGCGACGTCCTGCCGCCCTCTGCGCAGATGACGCCGGCCACGGTGCGCGCTTATCTCACCGAAGTCGCCGCCGAAGAAGCCCGCCGCTCCTTACGCCTCTTCGTCCGCCGCGGCTGGGCCCAATTGCAGCCGCAATTCTTCATCGGCAATTGGCATATCGATGCGTTATGCGACCACTTGGCCTACGTCACCATGGGGGAGATCCGCTTCCTCATGGTCTCGATGCCCCCACGTTTAAGTAAAACCATGGTTTGCTCGGTGCTTTGGCCCGACTGGCACTGGCTGCACGAGCCCGGCGAGCAGTTCTTGACGGCGGGCGTCGACGACCAGCTCGCCCGGGATTCGTCGATCTTGTCGCGCCGCCTCATCGAATCCGAATGGTTCAACCTGCTCTACCCAGGCGAGATCGAGATCTTCGACGACGAGAACACGGCCGGTATGTACCGCAACAAGAGGGGCGGCTACCGGATGATCGGGAGCCTGCAGGGCCGCATCACTGGCGTCGGCGGCTCCTGTCAGATTTTGGACGATCCGCACGACGCGAAGAAGGTCGAGAGCGACGTGGTCCGCCACAATGCGCTCGCGTGGCATGACAACGCCTGGCGGTCGCGCTTGAACAACCCCGACAAGGCCAAAAAGGTGTACGTCGGCCAACGTACGCACGACTCCGACATCTTCGGCCATGTGCTCGAACAGGAAGGCAGCCGCTGGACGCACCTTATCCTGCCGATGGAATTCAACCCGGCTAAGCGCTGCATCACGTACTTGAACAAGGGCGACGGCCACGATGTCGACGCCAAACCCATCTTCCAAGATCCGCGGACTCAGGAGCGCGAGATTTTGGACCCTAAGCGCATGTCAGCGAAGACGGTCAACGCCGAGAAACGCATTGTTTCCGAGGCTGCCTGGCAGGCCCAGTACAACCAGGCACCGACCGGCGCCGGCGGATTGATCTTGAAGCGGCACTGGTGGCGCCCCTGGGTGCAGCCCGAATGGCGGGCGAACGCGGGTGCCGAACGGCCGATGCCGCGCTTCGATACGATCTTCCAAGTCTGGGACACCGCGCTCGAAGAAGAGGAACAGGACGATTTCTGGGCCTGCACCACCTGGGGCACGTTCAACCACACCGAGCAGTTTTTGGACAAGGCAACCGGCAAACCGGTCACCGGCTCGACCCGGGTGTGCATGATGCTGCTCGACGCTGTCGAGGAGCGTTATAGTTACCCCGACGGCCGCCAGAAGGCCATCGACCTCAACCAGGAATTCGCGCCGGACCTGATCCTGGTCGAAAAGAAGGTGAGTGGGCACGCGCTGATCCAGGAACTGCGGAAGAAGCGGCTACCCGTGAAGGCGTTGAAACTGACCGGGAGTTCCGGCCGGGGCGGCCGCGAGGGCGATCTCGTCGCCAGGGCGAATTCGGCGTCGCTGATGCTGGAAAAAGGAAACGTGTTCTATCCTCCCCGCCCGTTCTCGTATGCCGTCATGGAGGAATGCAGCAAGTTCCCCTTGGGCGATCACGATGACTACGTGAGCTCGTGCACCATGGCTTGGATGTACGCGAGAAGATACTACGACCTCCAATTGCCAGACGATGAGCGCGACGAGATCAGCCCTTGGGCATGGAAGCAACGAAAGAAAATCAGGTATGCTTAAGGCGTGAAAAAGATTAGAGATCACGCGCCGATACCTGCTGGCAGCAGATTTGGGATGTTGACAGTGGTGGGGAAAATTAATGCGCCCGGGCGCGCCGTGTATCGGTGTAGATGCGATTGTGGAAAGGACAGTCGCCCATTGGGATGCAATCTTCGCGGCGGGAAGAGCAAGTCGTGTGGCTGCGTCGCATCGAAATTGGTCCGGCAGCGTCATCGGGTCGCGGTCACCACCGCATGGAACCGTCTTAATCGAGGACTTAGCCCAGAACGGGCTCTTGGGCTTTAAGTCGGAAAGTCGCGGCCCGCCGTTGGCTTCGCCGCCTGATCCCGCGCAGCCCCGCCCAGAAGCGTGCCTCGCCATGGCAGAGCTCGAGATCGACGTCGACGGCGCCGGCGAACACGCGCCCCAGGGCCTCGTCGTTGTGACGCAGTTCCAAGGCGATTGGCTGAATGGCGGCAAGTCCCATGGCGGCATTATACCAGCGGTGCCAGTCACTGGCATAGGAGGGCGTGCCTCACAGTCATCGGAGGGCATCCGCGACGGTCTTTATCCCGTCGCCCCCCTTAGCGTAGAGTGTGCCCGCCATGACTGAACGAGACCAAGAGCTCCGGCTCGACATTGAGCGCCTGAAACATCTGGAGCGGCTGAACGCTATAAGACTTCGACAGCTCGAGGAGCGTTTAGAGGCGATCTTCACCACCGTTCGCAGGATTCTTCGATACATTCGGCATCACGGGGCGCCCGCGGCACCGGTGTTGAATGTATCCTTCACTTTTTCGGGAGCTCAAATGAACGCAGTACTCGTTGCCTCGATTCCCTCACTTCGGGAGGACGGCAGCCCCTTGGCCGCCGTCGACATCGCCAGCATTACCTTCCAGAAGGCCACCGCAGCAGACCCCACTACGCAAATCCCGCTGCAGACCAATGTCGCCCCCCTTGGGGCCGGTCTGACGCCTGGCGATATCACGTTCACCGATACGAGTTCCACGGTCGGCGATATCTACACGTGCTTCGTCACCGACACCAAGGGTGACATCGGCGCGGTCAGCAACGAAGACACGGCCGTCGCACCGCCGCCGCTCTCGCCGCCCGCCGCGCCGCAGTTATCGGCTACCTTCACCTGACGGCACCCCCGGGAGTAGAATCCCAGGCGTCGACGATTCTTCGTGATTGGACGCAATTTGAGCCGCTGGTGACCCCAGCGGCTTTTTTATGCCTTGGGGTTGCAGTGGCGCAATTACAGGGTGGGTCTCTGTAAAGCGCCACCAAGCTCGCATCTGATCCCACGTCGGCAGTTTCGTTAGTCTTCTCGCCCTGGCATCAGAAGGACAACTGTGCATCGGGAACCCTCCGCGAGGTCTTAGCGTTGGCGTCGTACTCAGCGAATGTCGCGTATCGCCAGATGCGCCGATTCGACCAGCGCGCCATGGCGCCCAAGCGCTCAAGCGTCCAGTCGTGGCGCACCCATGGGACCTTCTCCGGCGCATTGAGCTTCATGTTGCGCTGGACGTAGGGCTCGCCGCCCCAGGCGATAATCTCCTCGATCCGCTGCAGGCAGTCCGCCATCGGCTCGTGGCCGATCATGCAGTAGACCTGCATTTTGCGCGGCGTGACGCCGGCAGCGCGCAGCGTCGCCATCGTCGCCTTGACCGGCTCGCGCTCCTTCAATTCGTCGTAGCCGAAGCGCCACGGGCCTCTGAGAATCGTTGACCAGCGCTCATGCGTCCCACCATCGAACGATTGCGGCTCGAATCCCGAATTAGCGTCGAGCAAAGGCACGCCCTCGGCGACGTACCGTTCAATGATGTGTGCCTGGTACTCGACCGGGAGCGCCGAGAGATTGTCGTCGCACAGCACGGGGCGCACCTTGAAGTCAGGTATCAGGGTGAACTTCGTTCCCCACATCTTGGGCACCGAACAGAACCAGCAGCCCACTGGACACCCGCGGCTGGCGATTGTGGCTTGCGGGTGGTGCTTCGTGA